GACAAGCAAATTACAGAATTTACAAATAGGAGACGAAGTATTAATTAATCCAAAAGTTACAGGCAGTTTAGTATGTGATTATCTGTATCCTAAGGATAATTTAATATTGTTAGCAACAGGAACAGGCGTTGCTCCTTTTATGAGCATTGTAAATGACCCAGCAACGTATGATAGATTTGGGTTTGTATACTTGTTTCATACCGTAAGAAACATCAACGAATTAACTTACATAGAATCGCTAAATACTATTGAAGAAGAATTACCATTTACATATATCCCAACTGTAACAAGAGAAGATTATGTAAGGCCTGGCCGTTTTTGGCAGTATGTTGAAGACTACTTACCAGGTGGTTTCCTCAAAGAAAGAGACGGCATAATGGTATGCGGTTCTCCTGAAATGAATAAAGAATGTCGTACTATGTTTAAAACACTAAATTGGCAAGAAGGCAATACAGGTGAAATGGGCGACTTCATGTTAGAAAGAGCATTCGTAGATAAATGAGTTCACAGAAAATTATCGATGCCTTGCAAAAGGGCGTGATTACTATTGTATTTAAAAAAATTGGCACAGGTGAAATTCGCACAATGCCGTGTACACTAAACAATGACATATCAAAGCAAACATTACAAATAAAAAAATATTCTAGTCCAGATGCTGTAATATGCTGGGGACTAGATGTAGGAGCATGGCGTGATGTTAGAGTAGATACTATCATAGAATGGTACGAAGGATATCCCAAGTGAAATGGTTGTATAGTGGCTATGCTGTAATAGTTTCAATTTTATTACTTACAGCACTTAAAGTAGCAGACCCTACGCCACTAGAGAATATACGAAATCAAACATTTGATTCTTATCAGCAACTAGATGAAATTAAACAAAGCAATGACGTTGTTTTATTAAACTTCGGCGAAAATACTTTAGCAACATATGGTCAGTATCCTTTCCCTAGACAATACTATGCCCAACTAATTGTAGATGTTGCTAGTAAAAACTCGGGTGTACTAGGTTGGACATTAATGTTTCCAGAAGAAGATAGGTTTGGTGGCGACGACAGTTTTGCTAGTATTCTAAATCAAAACTTAGTTAATGTACCTGGTGCTAGACGTAACCCGATAAATTATAATGTTCTTAGCCAAACACCAAGTAGCAAAGGTATTAAAACAAGTGGACCACATATAGGCACGGGTACAATTGGACCTGTTCCAGCAACAGACTTTTTACTTACATGGAAAAATCTAGTAACAAATGTTCCTATGTTAGAAGTAGTATCAAACGGAAAAGGCGTTAATGCCTCCGCACCGCAACCAGATTTTGTAACAAGAACATACCCATTAGCAATAGGTGTAGAAAATAAAATATATCCTAGTTTTGCTATAGAGATGTTAAGGGTTAAAACTGGACAAAAAAGTTATAAAATTAAAACAAGCGAAATAGGTATACAAGAATTTATGGTTAAAGGGTTCGAACCTTTTGTAACACAACCTGACGGTACAGCATATATACGTTTTAATAATACATTCGAAGAAATAGAATACACAGGAGCAGAAAGCATACCAGACTTAGGCGGTAAACTAGTAATTGTAGGTGTTACAGCAGAGGGTATTGCTAACCCTGTACCTACTCCAAGAGGCAACCTCTATCCACAGCATATACACGCACACATGCTACAAAATATGATTGATGGTACCAATATAACCCGTAACCAGTTATCGCCGCTTATAGAACTTCTGTGTGCGTTGTGTGGCATGATTTTAATAGCCATCGCGGTGTATAGATTGCCTTTACTGTGGACAGCACCTATTTCACTGCTGATTTTAGGTGGAGAAGCATATGGTAGTGTGTGGTTATACCAAAACAAATTACAGTTAGTAGATGCTACTTTTCCTGTGCTAAGTGGCTTCTTAATTTTTACACAATCAGCATTTAATAACTTCTATAAACAATACAAATTACGTCAACAAATTAAAGGGCAGTTTGGTACTTACATATCCCCAGACTATGTTGATATGTTAGTTAAAGATCCTAGTTTAATGAAACTAGGAGGCGAAAGAAAAGAAATGAGTTTTATGTTTGCTGACATAGTCGGCTTTACACCCATATCAGAAAAGTACATGAAAGCAGATGACCCAGAAGGATTAGTAGAACTTATAAACAGTTTCTTAGATAAAATGACAAAAATAGTTTTGAAGAACGGTGGTACAATAGACAAGTTCATGGGCGACTGTATAATGGCATTTTGGAACGCACCTTTACCATGTGAAAATCATGCTGAGATGGCCGTTAAAACAGCGATAGAAATTGAACTACTTGGTGACGAACTAGAAAAAGAAATGGAAGAACGCGGATTGCCAAGAGTGAAATTTGGTACAGGTGTAAACACAGGTACATGTATTGTTGGTAATATGGGTGCTGAAACAAGATTAGATTATAGTGTTGTAGGCGATGCTGTAAACTTAGGTGCTAGATTAGAAGCACAAACAAGAGCAGAAGATACACCAATTATTGTTTCTGAATATACATACTTACAATGTAGTGATATAGCATTTAGTAGCATAGGCGAAGTTACTGTAAAAGGTAAAGAAGAGCCTGTTAGAATGTATGCTCCATTGTTTGATGGTGCGGTTAGAAAACTTTACAAGTAATTATTCGTCAGGTGACCAATGTTCCATAGAACGGAATATACTTCTAGCAGTTATTAAATCTTTCTTAAGTTCCACAAGATAAAAAAATTCAAAAGGCTTATTGCCAACTTTTTCTAAAGGATAATGATATGTAGAAGTAATTTTATCTATTACTCTTACATCTTTATTAATACAGTTAATAATACTGTTACGCCATTCAGCATCAATAAACAAATCAACAACAAATTGATGTGCTTCATTATCTGGATTATAACTATTCATAATATTCAATAGTTCGTAATATAATGCTCGTATAGGATTTAGATTCTTTCTATACTTACTCATAATAATATCGTGATGCCACTGGTCTTCTTTAGTACATTGGTTAGTATAAAAGTAATAGTATTCTTCCATAAAAGCAACTAATACATGTTTAGCACTCTTTTTAATTTTACTAGTTAGTAGACGTTTTAATTTACTTACAATTTTAGAATGATATTCTGATAAGACATTTTTATACTTATTGGACAAATACTCAAGATCCATTGTACCGTCAAGAAAGTCATTAGGTATTTCGTTTGTTTTTGCGAATTTTATTAATAGTGATTCAAATCTAACAAGTCTGAAGTCAATTATGTCGGTCATCTTTTTTATGTATATCCAATATAGTTTGTAACTTATCTCTACCTTTGTTATAGAGTAGAGTTGCTCTAGCACCTTCATGTAAAGGTTTAGGCCAATTGCCTATATTTACCCACGCATACCCACAACTTTCGCCGTTGAGTGTAGGTAAAAACTCATCTTCTATAACCGCTACAAAACTATAATACATAAAATTTCTATCTTTGCTTTGATAAACGTCTATTGGATTAAGTTTATTAATATCAGGAACTATTCCTAACTCTTCCTCTACTTCTCTAATCAGTGCTTCGTATGGCGATTCGTTATTCTCAACGATACCGCCCCAAAATCCCCAAGTGTGTTTTTGTCTTTTGTCGCTGTTTCTGAACTGTAAGAGTACTCTGTTAGTCCTAGTAGAAAGAAATACTGCCCCAACGGCAACAACACCCTGAAAAGGTTCTACAGGACTAGTGTCCAATATCCCGGGTTGTACTCGCCTTCGTAAATGCTCATCCATAGTTTTCCTGTCCATCTATAAACTTTATTAGTATTTAAGTTCTTTGATGTTGCTGTAGTGTCTGATTTGGTACTAGCATCAAAACTAACAGTCCAACCAGTATCACCATATTCTATAATGTCATTTGCCGAAGCAACTACATTCCAATTTGTATATCCGTCTCCTAAGTCTTCAGTAATAAGATATCGTTGACCGTATGCTAGATCTGGTAAAGTACCATCACCTGGATAGTTTTTAGTAGGATCTATAATTTTATTTACGTCACCGATTGTCGAGGCCGGCAATGTATCAGTATCTAAATTAAAAACTAGTTGAGTATCGTCTGCTGGATTAATAGCAATAGTTCCTGCTATATCCTGAGTATCGTCATCTAAGTCATCTATTATTTTAAGTTTTAGTAAACTAATACTATCTTGCACTTCTTTATCATACATTTCTATTAGCGATGACCAACTCTGCGTATTTACACCGGCTGAGTCTAGTAATGTAATAGCACTTCCTACAACTTGTATTCTGTAATTACCCGGAGTTACAATAACTCTAGATGTTAAGTCAAAGTTTCTAAAGAAGTCGTATATGTCTTCATCATAACCGATATCGGTAAGATTTTGACCGTTAAAGTCAGCAAATACATTTGTTTGTATTTCGTGTATAATGCTCTGACGTTTAACTTTAGCAGGTGGATTTATCCAAATAGGTAATTGGAAAGTCAATGTGGATACATCGATCTGTTCGTCAACCCCCTGCGGTAGTGTTCTATTATTAAACTGTATATCTGTTAATTCTACTTCTACTATTTGTGTCCAATCAAATGGATTAGTATTTTGTTGTAATTGTATAGTAGGATTAAATAGTACTAAAATTTGTTCCATAAGTTGAAGTTTAGTATCTGTATTTGGAGTCCAAATATCAACTTGCATACTTAGGTTAAAGGGAACAGGCATATATCTGTTTATTGTGTATTGATTGCCTTGCTCGTTACTATAAGATTCAGTTGCCTCGTCGTACTTTCTTTCTGTTACTGATTTAGTATCAGTAAAAAACGGATCTTGTGTTCTATCTCTTGCTAACTGTAAACTTGCAATACTAACTCCTATAAAAGGTGTACTGTTAATTACGTTTTCTGAATTTTCTCTAAGTAAATGCGAAACCATTCTACTTGGATCAGCATATCGAACAGGAACGGTATTGTATTTTACATCTTCGCCGTTACGTCCGCCTTCTGCTACTTTGAAAGCATGAAATATTCTAATAAATTGTAGAATATATCTTCTTACTTGTTCATCATACCAATATTGCATTTTTAATTATCCGTCTTAGGTTTAACAATTTTACTAACGTATGTTCTTTCATTAGTAGTTGATTTGTCTGTGTTAGTTGTTTGTGTGGTATTGTTAATAAACCCATCTAGGATTCTATTAGCACTAGAGAATATTTGTTTGCTATCATCAGCAACTTTAACCCAACGAGTACCTTGTTTTTTAAATATTCTACTCGGAGTAAAGTCTGTTCTTAAGAAATAGTCACCGTCTGCTGATGCTAATGGGAATGATATGCCACTACCAAGTAGTGTAGCACCATTCGGAGCACCATCAATTGTGCCTATAAACGGTTTGCCTTTGGCATTTTCGTCTACATACAAGTGAGCACCATCGGCATAATAAGGATCATTCGGTACTTCGTTTTCTGCTTGTTGTACAATAGCATCAGAAATATCAATTTCATCTTTGTATGTGCTAATGATGTTTCTTAGATCATCTTCTTCGTCACCATAACCAATAATATCTCTGTACTCTTGTGAGTCGGATATAGGTCCTAGTTTAACTCTCCACATGTGTGGCCACCAATTTGGATCAAATCCTTCTGACGGCCTACTGGCATCTGTAACTACATAAAACCTATTTACAGCATCTTTTCTTTCGTCTAACAATAAGTCGTCACGTAGATGCGGTAATTCTATTACATCACCAGCCATTAATTTTCTGCCTATAGTTTCTACCATAGTATCCATATGAAAACTCATAAAAAGAGTATCATTTGATAAAAACATTCCAAATTGTGTAAGATCAAAGTCGTTGTCGCCTACATTGTAAGCACCACGTAATTCAAATATATCGTCGCTATACTTTCTGTCCCTATTTTCTAAGAATAAAACATCTTGTATAAACGTTTCGCCTGTTCTTTGATCACCATCTGAACCGTAATTATTACCTTCCTGTGGTTTAGAAAAGTCGTTAGTGTCGCCCTGATCGTGTACACCTAAGTATTTGTGTACGTTTACACCAGTACCGCCTGCGTATATATTTTCCGCCACGATACCGTCGATAAACTTATAATCGTTTCTTTTAACTGGGTTCCATAAACTTATTTTAGGCATAACTGTATTTATCAGATTGACAACGGTTTCATTTTTTGCTATTATATGTTTATGGAAATTTATGAAATAGTGATAATTGGGGTTGTACTAATAGGAGCATCTTGGAATGCTTACTACATTGGTCGTAACGAAGGTAGAAAAGATGCTCAGCAAGAAGCAATGATAGGAACACTTATATTTGCTAGAGACAAACTATTGCTCAAGGACAAAGAAGATATAGTTTGGCAATACTTAAATGACGACATGGCAACAATAGTAAAAATGGTTGTTGATCGCAAGATTTGAATCTATTTGACACCCTTTTTGCCAAAAAAATTATATATAGTTTTTAAAATGAGTAATTATTGGTATGGCTAGAAAGAAAAAAGAACGATCTATATACATCACAACAGAGCCTGATTGGAAGACTCTGAAGTTAGTTACGGAACCGGAAGAGCAAACTAAAGCATTCCGTAGTTGCGAATACTTTGCTAGAACAGAAGTTAGCAAAACTAAAGGTCTGCCAATTGTAAAAAGTTGGATTAAAGATCATACTGGTTGGACTCCTGAAGAAGTAAAAATTATTTTAGCAAATCCTGACTGGACTTTTAGTTCTTGTATCAGTACAATTTATGTGTGGCACAAATTAGGCTACATGCCAGAAACCTTACGCGAACATTATGAGAAACGTAAAGAAGAAGAGTGGATTCCACGTGGTAAAAAATGTCTTGCTGAAAAAATAGAAAAACTAGAAGACAAAAAAGCAAAGCCTGTAATCAGTATACAGCAAAGAATGAAAGAACAGGTATCTGATTTATGTGGTGAGTTTGAATTTTTTATTGACGAATTCGTCGACGGTAATAAAACACTCAAAGAGTTTGATCCATATAAAATGATGATGTCTTATCAACCTGAAATCAAAGGCCCTCATGCTAAAATTATTAAAGAGGAGTTTGAAGCACAACACGAAGAAGCAAAATTAGTTGCTGAGTGGCAAGACGAAGACATAAAAGAAGGCTATGGTCACTTCGATGCTAAGATGCGTAAGACCTTCTTACAAGTGTTTGAAAAGATAGATACTGCTTGTGATACTATTATTGCCACAAAAGCCACTACACGCAAGGCTCGTAAGCCTAAGGCACGGTCTAAAGAGGCTATCGTGAAGAAATTAAAGTATGCTGTAAACTTTCCAGAGTTAGGATTAGCAAGTATACATCCAACAGACATAGTTTATGCTAATGAAGTTTGGGTGTACAATACTAAAACTAGAAAGATTGGTGTATATCATGCTAAAACTGTAGATCCTAGAAACATGCAAAGACCAGGTACTGGCATTATGATAAAAGGTACTACACTACAAGAATTTAATGAAGATACTAGTTTACAAAAAACACTTAGGAAACCAGCAGAAATGATTAAGATGTTTGATGCTGGTAAAATGAAATGTAAAAAATCGTTTGAAGAATTAACTACAACACCTACTAAAATGAACGGTAGATTCAATGAGCATACTATTATACTTAAGACTTTTTGATAAATAGTTAATATGAGTGCTACCGAAACACCAAGAGATAAATTAATCAACGAAATCAAACTTCGATTAGGCGACGGTATGGTCGACGTGGAGTTAGATCCAGAACACTATAACCTTGCTATAGACAGAGCAATACAAACACTAAGAAGTAGAAGTGATGCGGCTGTAGAAGAAAGTTATGCGTTCTTAGGAACACAAGTTGACACGCAAGAATATACGTTACCACAGGAAGTGTTAAACATTAGACGTATATATAGACGCGGAGTTGGTGGCGGTAACATAGGAACTGGAACAAATTTTGATCCATTTGATGTTGCTTTCCAAAATACATACTTGATAAACGCAGGTGTTGTAGGTGGACTAGCAAACTATGACGCATTTACTCAATATAAAGAAACACTCAATAGAATATTTGGTGGTGAATACGATTTCACATTCAATTCAAATACCAAAGTATTAAAAATTCTAAGAAAGATATCAATAGCAGAAGATATAATGATGCAAGTATCTAACTTAGTACCTGAACAAAGTCTATTACAAAACGAATATACTAGACCGTGGATGGCCGATTGGGCATTAGCAGAAGCAAAAATGATGTTAGGTGAAGCAAGAAGTAAGTATGCTTCAGGACTTCCAGGACCTGGCGGTACTGTACAGTTAAATGGCGATGCTTTAAAGCAAGAGGCCGCTTCTGATAAAGAAAGATTACTACAGTCTATAATTAATATGGAAGAAGGTAACAGAAACTACGGCTTTGTAATAGGATAAATGAATACAATAGGGATTTTAGGCAACATAGGTTCAGGCAAGAACACCGTAGCACAATATCTAGCAACACAAGGTTGCATTCCAACATCATTCGCAGGACCAATCAAAGACTTATGTACAAGTGTATTTGGATGGCCTAGAGATATGTTAGAAGGTGAAACTGACGAAAGCAGGGAATTTAGAGAAAACATAGATCTTTATTGGAGTAAAAAATTAGGCATACCTAATTTTACACCTAGATTAGCATTACAGTTAATTGGTACTGAAGTAATGCGTGATCATTTCCACCCAGATATTTGGTTAAACAGTTTAGAATATAGAGTTAAAAAATTACATAACGAAAACGAGTGTGTTGTTATCAGTGACGTTAGATTTAAAAACGAGTTAGACTTAATCAAACGTGTTGGCGGCACAACTATTCTAGTACAACGCGATGAAAGGCCTGAATGGTATGATATAGCACTAGCGGCCAACAACGGTGACGCAGTAGCAAAACATATAATGAGCAGAGACTTCAAACATGTTCACGAAAGTGAATGGGATTGGGTAGGTTGCGACATTGATTATACTATTAACAACAATGGCACATTAGAAGATTTATATGCTAACATCGATGTAATTATTGAAAAACTACCACAAAAACCACAAATATTCCACGATAACGGCTTAGAAATAATTTAGAGGCTTATTTATCATCTTCGTCAATTTTTGATGAATTGACATTTCTATAATACCGCAAATATACAAAATATTCATAAATACTGTTAACCAATTAAGGTATAATAGGAGAATATTATGGCAACATTAGTATCACCTGGTGTAGATATCACAGTATCAGACGAAAGTTTTTACAGTCCCGGCGGACCTGGTACAGTACCTTTGATTATATTGGCTACACATCAAGATAAAACTAATCCTGATGGAAGTGGCACAGCAGGTTTCACTAAGTTAGCAGAAGCAAACGAAGTTAAACTAATCACTAGTCAAAGAGAACTTCTACAACAGTACGGAAACCCAACTTTTTATAGTTCGGGCGGAACACCTTCACATGGTAATGAACTTAACGAGTATGGCTTACTAGCGGCTCATAGTTTCTTAGGATTGGCTTCAAGAGCATACGTTCTTAGAGCAAATATTGATCTTAATGAATTAAAGCCTTTAGCGAATGCGCCTAGTCCTGCTCCAGCAGATGGAACAGTATGGTTAGATAGTTCATCAACTAAGTGGGGTATTTTCAAATACAACACATCAACTTCAAAATACGAAGAATTCGCTACACCTTACATTTTCACAAAAGACGATGTATCAAGTGGTGGGGCACCTAAGAACTCAGTAGGTAAAGATGGCGACATCGCAGTATTAGGAATTGACAGCAGTGGTAATGCCATTGCAAACATTACATATTATTACAAGTATTCAAGTGCTTGGTATGATATGACAACTTTAGCATCAAGTTTTACAAACGTAGTTGGAAAAGATTTCCAAGTTACTACTCACTTAAACAGACCTGTACTACAGGCTGACGCCGGCGCATTAGCAAATGGTGATATGATTGTACAAACAACATCATTAGCAAGTGGTTTAAAATATGCTGTTAAAAGTTATAACTCAACAACTAAGTCTTGGACATCAAGTACAGCAGAAGCGTTTGCCGACACAGCGGCGGCTTATGCAGTAACAGCCAGTCCAACAGACGGAAGTTTATTTGTTGAATTTGACCCAGACAATGACGATGCATCTATTAATGGTAAATTTAACATTAAAAGACACAACGGTGCTTCAAGTTTACAAGTACAAGGTACAGCAATTTCAAGTAACGCAGACGTCACGTCACATAGTGGATCAATTAGTTTAGTATTAAACTTAAACCAAGGATCAAATGTTGATGTAACATTTACAACAGAATCAGACAACGGTAAAGCAATAGTCGATGACTATGTTAAAGACATTAATGCGGCACTAAGTTCCGCAGGTGCTACAACTGTTACTGCTTCAAATGTAAGTAATAAATTAACAATCACTGACACAGCAGGTAAAGATATTAGAGTTAGAGCAGGTACAGTTAGCGGATATGGCCCAAGTAATGTAAACATTACAGCAGGTACATATAGTAACTGGAAACCAGCACAGAGTGTTACAACAGCAAACTATAGTTTCGGTAGTTCAGCACCAGCAGGTGACTTAACTGACGGTACATTATGGTATCATGATAGCACAGACGTAAATTTATGGTATAATAAAAACGTTGCTGGAACTCAAACTTGGACTCTTTACTCAGCAGATTACGACGTAAACGTAGCGGCTAGTGAGCCTTCATTACAAAGTGATGGCGGAGCATTAGTTGACGGCGACATTTGGGTCGATTCAGATGCGTTAGAAGATTATCCAAAAATTTACAAAAGAAAATCCAGTGCTTGGGTATTAGTTGATAACGGTGATCAAGTAACTAGCGATGGAATCATATTTAAAGATATGGGACCTGCTACTGCTACAACACAAGCAGGACTTGACAGCGACGCACCAGCGGCCGCTACTGTACCAAACAACATCCTAGCATGGAACAAACGTGGATCAGGCAAAAACGTTAAGCAGTATAAAGTAAATTATACTACTAGCGGTGTGAACCACGGTAATGTATGGGTTGACCATTCAGGAAATCAAACAAATGGTTCACCATACATGGGTAGAAAAGCACAGAGAAAAGTTATTGTAAACGGATTACAAGCGGCAATCTCAAGTAACGAAGATATTAGAAGTGAAGTTAATTTCTTTAACTTAATTTCAACTCCTGGTTACCCAGAATTGATTGACGAAATGATAACTTTAAATACTGATAAGAAAGAGGTGGCATTCATCGTTGGTGACTCTCCATTAAGGCTTAAATCAGACGCAACTTCAATAAGTGCGTGGGCCAAAAACTCTAACAATGCCTCCGAAAACGGCGACAATGGTTTAATATCATCAAGTCCTTATGTATCAGTACATTATCCTTCAGGATTAACAACTAACCTAGACGGTACAAACGTAATGGTACCACCTAGTCATATTGCTTTAAGAACTATGGCATTTAATGACAACGTGGCATATCAGTGGTTTGCTCCAGCAGGTTATCAAAGAGGTCTTGTTCAAAATGCTACATCAGTAGGTTATTTAGATTCAGTTGAAAATGAATTTAAGCCTGTATCATTGAACGAAGGTCAAAGAGATACTTTATATTCAAACAAAGTAAATCCAATTGCTAACTTCCCAGGAAGAGGCTTGGTAGTGTTTGGTCAAAAGACTCTTAACCCAACAGCAAGTGCCTTAGATAGAATTAACGTAGCAAGATTGATTAACTATATTAGATATCAATTAGATATTTCAGTTAAGCCTTTCTTGTTTGAGCCAAACGACGGTATTACTCGAAGTGGTGTTAAAAGAGTTGCTGACTCATTGTTGTCAGAACTTGTAACATTAAGAGGTCTATTTGACTTTATTAGTGTTTGCGATACTACAAACAATACTGCCGCAAGGATTGACAGAAACGAATTATACTTAGATATAGCAATACAACCAACTAAAGCAGTTGAGTTTATCTATATTCCGATTAGAATTCAGTCAACTCTCGGACAAACAGGTTCAAGTTAAACTTAATTTGATCATTTTAAAGGGCGGTTTTTACCCGCCCTTTATTTTTGGCCGAAAAATGATAAATAAACGTATAAATTGAGTAATACTTAATTAGGAGTAAAGCAAATGGCAATAACAAAAGATAAATTCGGTGTACCAATAGAAGGTAGTCGTCTTGGTATTTTACAACCAAAACTTAAATATAGATTCCGTGTAATCTTAACAGGTTTCGGTGCTGGTGGAAGAACAGACGAATTAACTCAGAATGTAGTGAGTGTAACTAGACCTACTTTTTCAATGGAAGAAGTTGTAGTTCACAGTTATAACTCGAGAGCATACATTGCAGGTAAACATGAATGGAATGCAATCAGCCTATCTTTACGTGACGATATCACAAATTCCGTTGCCGCATTAGTCGGACAACAAATCCAAAGACAGTTTAACCACTTCGAACAAACCACAGCAGTAAGTGGTGGAGATTATAAGTTCGACGCAGTTATTCAGGTGTTGGATGGTACAAACGCAGAACCTACTGAACAGTGGGAACTTGAAGGTTGTATGCTACAAGAAGTTAATTACAGCGATCACTCATATGATCAAAGTGAAATTGTAAACATTGACTTATCATTAAGATATGACAATGCTGTACATGTAGCAGGTCCAAACACATTAGGTGGTAAAGTTGCGGCAGGTGATCCATTCCCATTAGTTTCACCACTTGGCACTGGCACATCTACTCAGGTTTAATCCTAGGTAGTTGAGGAGTACCCATGGGGAAATTCTGGAAAGAGATCGTTGGCGGACAAGTTCAACAAGGCGTATATCAGGCCGGTCCTAGACATGCTAGTAGACAATACGGCAGTTTTAAGACCGGTAGACCGCCACGTTTACCGTTTCAGTTTGTTACATATTTTGAACTGAACCCACAATTAAAGAACCTTCATATGAATAAAGATGAATATCACTATTCGTCTTTGGTAAGAGCAATAGACATGCCGACTGTGTCTTTTACAGTTGAAAAACGTAATCAGTATAATAAATTAAAACCAGTAATTTTAACAAAAGATTTCAAACCGTTTTCAATGACTGTTTACGACGACATTGAAAGTAGATGGTATAGTTTATGGCAACACTATTACAATTATCATTTTATGGACGGACGAAATTTGTTAGGGGATCAAAAATCATTTGATCATAATGATGTAGTTGCCACAACTGATCTCGGTGATAAAAATCCATTTAATTCCGATTTTGCTGGCCCAGACATTCATAGTAATGAAATGAGAAACTACTTTAGTGCGATACATGTATTTCAAATACACGGTCAACATGTTACAAGGACAACAGCAATTAATCCTGTTTTACAAGACGCACAGGTAACACAACTAGATTATGCTAGTTCAGGTGTGCCAAGTGAAATAATTTTTAATATAGAATATGAAAAATTAGAATACGGTCCAGAGATAAACATGGAATACGAAGACTACGATAACGGCATTTTAACAGAGTTACTAGAAGATTACACAAAGTCGGCACCTTTTAATCCAACACAAGACAAAGTAAGAGGTCTTGTAAAAGGTTTATTTGGTTTAGAACAATCTAATATAACTCGATCAACTAACCAATTACATACAGCACAAAGAGATGTAAACGGTAATCCATCAAATGCCGCACTTTTAAGAGAAGGCGGCGGTACTACAAGCGGTGGCTTCTTTACTAATTTGCTAACTAACGCACTAAACACAAAAATAGATGAAGCATCAGGCTCTCTATTTAAGAAGAACAATAAAAATTTAAACAAACTAAACTTTTTCTAATGAGTAAGATATATAAAAATTTCGGTGTAACAACAGAACAAAGTGATAGAGACGGTAAGTTTCAAGACGTATCTACGACTGGTGAAAAAATTAATATTCAGAATCAGGATATAGATATACTGAATAGTTTAAGAGCACCAAACTCAGAAAAGGCTCTAGGCGGTAAAACTCATCTAAGGGATCAAGTGTTTACCGATTTTAAACGTAGTGGATATACAGATAAACTAAGCAATTTTTATGCTGATACATTTTTTGAATTATCAAAGAAAGACGATACTAACCCTACATCGTATTATACTATTGTTACAGAAACAAACAACACATTCGAATATAAAATTAAAGACGGCGAAGGCGTATATCAATATGTTACTAAAAGTACATACGACGCAGATGCCGGAGCAGAATGGGACTCAGGTGACAACTATAGAAAAATAAAAGACCTGATAGTATCAGAAAAGCAACAAATAAAATTTAACGAAGACACATTAGAATATATTAACAATACATTGCCTAATAATGTGTCCTTTAAAATAGAAAAATCATCCACTACTAATAAATTTATTGATCCCTTAATAAGGGTATAATGGCAAAGTTTCTTAAGGGTAATTTCTTACCTGAAAATACACAAAAATATGTAGGTGCTAAAAGTCCTTATTATCGCAGTAGTTGGGAATTGGCATTTATGAAGATGTGCGACAGTCACCCGTATATTACACAATGGGCAAGTGAAAATATAAAGATACCATACAGGCATCCTGTAACAGGAAAGCATACTGTTTATGTTCCAGACTTTACTATTATGTACACTGACAAAAGTGGCAAACGCCACATGGAAGTAATTGAAATAAAACCAGGCAGTCAGACTACATTAGAACAAGCAAGAGGACAAGCAGAAAAAGTTCAAGTAATGATTAACATGGCAAAATGGACAGCCGCTAATGAATGGTGCCAACGTAAAGGTATTAGGTTCAGAGTACTAAATGAGAATCACATATATACCAATACCAAGAAACGCAAAAGATAAGTAATAATATGACACGAAAACTAGAACAAGAGTTCAATCTTCCTAGCATGGAAGAATTAAAAGAATTATCGCAACAAGAAGTAGTCGAAGTCGGTATAGAGCCAGCAGAACCACCTGTACAGGCTACACCGCCAGCAGAAGTTGTTACAACAGCACTTACTAACGCAGAGAAAATAGATTCTGCTTTACCACAAGTAGAGGGCGTTGTTAAGCATGACGGTGATATGGAAAACATTGCCGAAAGAGCATTAGATAGTTATGAAGAACTAATGAGTCTAGGTATGAACGTACAAGACGCACATGCTGGCAGAATTTTTGAAACAGCAGGTAAAATGTTACAAATAGCAATGGATAGCAAAAATGCTAAAGTTGATAAAAAGTTGCGTATGATAGATTTACAAATTAAAAAAATGCGTTTAGACGCAATGGAAGGTACTAATTCTAGCAGTAATGATAGTGGAACTGTAATGGACAGAAATCAATTACTCCAATTTTTAAACAAGAAAGATAAATAAGTACGTTAGGAGATTATAATATGGCTAAAACATTTAAAGAATACATAACTGAAAGTTTCTCTAAATCATTCAGTTACAGAATTAAACTTGCTGGGGACTATGGTCCTAGTGACGCAACTTTTATTGAGAACATACTTGGTAAGTATGGTGTTCAAAGTGTTAGTAGTTTCAATAGAACTCCTATTCAAGAAGAACCTTTAGACTTTAAACATAAAGACATAAAGTATCCAACAGAAGTAAGCAGTTGCGATGTTGTATTACAATATCCAATTAACGAAAGACTTTTAGAAGTGTGGATGGCTGTACACTTAGGTGTAAGTCCAGAAAATGTTGTTATACAACCAACAGAAAGTCCGCGTCAATTAGAAGACAACCTTACTAAAGATAGAGTTGAATTTGATAAAGATAGATATGCTGACATGGACGAAGCAGAACTTACTAAGGAAGAACAAGCACATTATGAAAATGAGCAACAGTTCTTAGACTTAGACGAGTTAGGATTATACGGCGAAGAGTTTAACGAAAAATTCATTGCTGAATTAATGAAAGTAAAAGCAGAAAAAGGTGCTGATTACTTTAGAAACTATCCTAGCAAAAGCATGATGATGGGCGATGATCTAAAACCATTAGCAGACGCAGTAGGACTTGCTC